ACTCTTCACAGATTGCCGGATATTCTCAGCAGTTACGTTGAGTGAGCTGATATCGGCTTTGGTTCTAAGGCCTTCAGTCAGACGATTCACACCAGCTTCGAGCGAGTTGGCTCGTTGTTTGAAGGTCGATTCAACTGTTGAAATCTGACCTTCTATATCTTCAGGAGCTTCTGAATAAGAAGTATCTACATCGCTTATTTCAAACTTCGGCATCCAAATCCAAACGGTTCCTTCTTGGTTGAAATTGAACAACCATTCATTTGTGGTCTGCTTGGATTCGTTTGTCCAACCTTTTGGAATATGGACAACATATCGCTTAATTTCTGTCGACAATGTCACATTTCCAGTTTTATATCCGATATTCCCTAATCGAGATCTTAGCATTATTCCATTTTTATTTGCCTTAGCATAAAAACTAATGGTTACATCTTGATTAGTCGTACTTCCGGGAATTACTTTCCCGAATTGACCCAGAGCTGGATAAGTAACCTTGGGATTACCTCCATCACGGCCAGATGGATTCAAACCTATAATTTTAAGAGCCTTGTGTCCAAGATACTTACTTTCGCTATCGATAGTAGCCGTATATGTACTCGTTGTCCAAATTCCTGTTTTTGGAATATCCTGCTTGAATAGTGAGTTCAAGAATAGATTTCGACCGGATGCCTGCACACTCGCAATCCGACTAGCCAGCTCCTCAGCTGTTTGCGTGAGTTCTGACTTGCTGGCTTTACCATTGGCCAAGTTGGTCAGTTCTGACAGTCTACGAGTCGTCGTCTCCTCATACGTCGCTTGCGCTGACTTCACGCCAGCCAGTTCATTTTTAGTCCGGCTAAGTGCTTCAACTTGCTTGGCAATCTCAGTTTCAGCCTGTGCTTGCTTCGGTCGAATATCGTTTGCGATAGTTTGTTTTAGAACATCCAAGTCACCTGACAAAGCCGTCTGAGCGCTCGTAGTCTGCGACTTAAACGCTTCAAGTCTAGCAACAGAATCCAGCTCAATCCGCTTAGCTTCCTGTGCAAGTAGGATACTTGCGCCAGCCAGTTCATTTTTAGTCCGGCTAAGTGCTTCAGCTTGCTTGGCAATCTCAGCTTCAGCCTGTGCTTGCTTCGGTCGAATATCATTCGCGATAGTCCGTTTCAGAGCGTCCAAGTCACCCGACAGAGCCGTTTGTGCGCTCGTAGTCTGCGACTTAAACGCTTCAAGTCTAGCGACAGAATCCAGCCCAATCCGCTTAGCTTCCTGTGCAAGCAGGGTACTTGCACCAGCATTTCGCAAAGCTTCCTCAGCCTTGCGCTTAGTTTCTTTCAATGGCCCGTTGTCAAAGCTATTAAAGCGCTGATTGATAGTGTCAGACAGTTCTCTCTTGACTTCTTCAGCTCTGGCTTTGGCAAGTTCTACTTGATCGTTAAAGTCTTTTTTGATTTTGTCGACCTTTTGGTCAAAATCTTTATCTGCTGCTTCAATCTGCGCTTGGATTTTTGCTTCAACGCCATCTTGTTGCTTTATCTGCTTGGTAATCGTTCCCTCGTAAGAATACTGAGTATCATTTCCAGCTTTACTATCTGCGCTGATACGTCCTCTCAGACCACCTTTGAAAGTAAAGCTCTGACTTAAGACAGGAACTTTAAAAGTCTCTTTCTTATTGGTCTGAATGGTTACCCACTGCCCAACCTCAAGCAGTAAATGCCCTTGGTAGTTGAGATTATACGGATAGTAAGTTAGGTTTTTCAGTTTGTAATACAGGTCATTTAAAGCACTCTGGGTCATGAAGACATTGTCCAGTTCCAAAGACCGGCCTGTCTTCATACCGACCGTCAGAGACTTCTTGTCCGTCTTACAAGTGATACCAGCTATCTGATACTCAATCTCACTCTTGGTCAAGCCATGCAAGAAGTAACTGTCAGCGTTGATCGTGATATTGGACTCAGTCAAATCACGGATTTCCATCTTGCCTTCTCTGTTGAAGAAACAAGACATCCCAATCATCTGAGTCATAGCGCTCAGCATATCCCTAAAGGAAAGTTTCTTGCCCTCAGGAACTTGCTCAATATGATAACGCATCGCGCTGATTCCGAAATAGTCATTCGCTAACTCAATGCCTGTTTTCAGGCAGATTTCCTGAATAACCTCTCGTACTTCAGCTGGGAAATGCAAATCTGTCACATACTCACGATTGAGCTTAAACATACCATCCATAAGTTCAAGTGTGGTAGTGTTTCGGTTTCGGTCAATCTCAATATCGTTGATGAAGTATTCCCCCATCTTGACCCACTGGTAGGTATCCCCAACCAGTAGACCAATCTCAGGGTGCAGGGTATCCAGCTTATTGAACGTGGTAATGATACTGGTAAAGGTAATTTTACCGCTACCAGCGCAGGTTCCACCAGGCTTATAAGTATCGCCCTTGATGTAGCCATACTCAAAACTAGCCTCTTTGATATCCCGTGAAGCATATTCACCAACACGAATAGCCAGCGTCCTTTCCTTGGCAAACATGGCTCTGTCAAATTGTCGTCTAGTTAAAGCGTCCATTTTCTTACCTCTCTACCAGATTAAATTTAGCGCCAGACCAAGGTTTAAGCTTCTCAGTAAAGGTATAGCTAGGAGCTGTCCTATCACCGACATAGAAAGTCTTTGTGACTTGGCCATCCATGGGGTCTGGATAAGATACCTCAAAAAATTTAGATGATACAGCATGTAAAAGCTGACTTATTTCTCCCTGAGTCATCATACCCCATTCACAGTCTAGTTTGCGTTTGGTCGTGATACGGTCACGCACCATGTCGCCATTGGCATTACGCCCTGTCTCTCCATCGATATCTTGAATACCGACTTGAAAAGATTTGGGAGGCTTCACAGCCACCCCATTGATTGTCAATTGTGCCATTTAACCTCCTAAATCTTGAGCAAGGTTTGACCTGCTCGTTCATGTTCCTTGTTGATTTCTTGGATAGCTACCCGTCCGAACTCATGGCCTGCGATTTGAATAACGATGTCGCCGTCGCTAGAAAAACCACCTTGTGGACTAATACCAGCCATGGCATTTACTACCGCACTGCTGACTACTCGTCCAAGTGTTTGGATAAATCCTGTATTTTCAAGTGGTACGACCGCCTCTTTACCAGCTTCACCAATCATGGCGATTGTTGGACTATCGACGATACCACCACGGGCAAGACGAGGGAGGCTAACTGTGCTTACACTACCAACCCATCCTAGACCAGGTAAGTTTCTGACAACGCCTAAAACTCCATTAATCATTCCGATGAAGCCATTGACTACATTTTCAATCGTTCCAAGAACCGCATTGACCGCACTCTTAAACGCTCCACCTACAGCGCTACCAACCTTTTGTCCAGCATTGACAAATATGCTTTGAACCGTTGACCATACACCGCTGAAGAAGCCACCAATTGAACTAAACGCGTTCTTGACTGCATTATAAGCACTAGTAAACATATTCCCAAACCAAGAAGATACATTCGCAAGAACACTTGTAACATCTGCCCATCTCTCGCCAAACCATAAACCTAGTTTGCTAAAGATGTTTGTTAGACCAGTCCATGCTTTTTGGAATATGTCAGTAAACCATGCCCCGATATTAGCCAAAGCACTAGTCACATCTGCCCAACGTTGTCCAAACCATGAGCCGATTGGAGTGAAGATATTAACGATAGCGTCCCATGCACCTTGGAATACACCAGAGAACCACTCTCCGATACCAGAGAAGATGTTGACAATGGCATCCCATGCTTGCTGGAACTTCTCGCCAAACCATTGACCTATCGGCTCAAAGATTTCTTGTAGTTTTGTCCATAGACCACTGAAAAATTCGCCAATAGCTCGACAAATACCACTAATAAAATCACATAGTCCTTGCCATGCAGTTTTAGCAAACTCAACAACAGTGTCCCAGTTTTGGTAGAGCAAGACACCGATAGCAATCAAAGCTGCGATTGCTGCAATAATCCATGTTATTGGACTTGTCAAAACTGCTAACGCTGCATTAAAAGCCCATGTTGCAGCTGTAGCGACTCCTGCTGCAACAGAATGTGCAAATTCCGCCGCGGTTGCTAATCCCATTTTCGCTGTATGAGCAGTCCATGCTAGAGCTGATTTACCAAGTTCTAAAGCAGTTTTCCCTAGCTGTGCAATTGTTTTACCTGAATTGACAACAAAATCTTTTGCATACAACGCATTCAAATAGATGGTTTCTCCGAAGCTGACCAATTTATCAAATGTCAAAGCTTTCAAAGCTAGTCCAAGATTTTTAATTCCGCTAACAATAAAGGAAACCTTACTACTTAATAATTCGAATGCCCCTGCAAGTCCTCCAGCTTGTTCAGCCCAAGACAAGAACTTAATTCCTTGCCACACGGTTGCAAGCGTACCAATCACACTAGCGATTGTGGAGATAATCTCTTTATTTTCTTTACACCAATCTGAAAAAGCAGTAAAACCATCGGTTACTAGCTTGATTGTATCAGCTAGTAACTTCAATGCCTCTAGTATGATACCGCCTAGTAAATCAGCGACGGTTTCAATACTTATGCCGAATGTGTTAGACAAGAACTCTGCAAAAGGCTTCCAACTTCCTTCCCAAAGTATTTGAATAATGTCAATTAGCCCATTAAAAGCATTAGCAATAGAGTTAATAGCAGGGACTACATGTTCATCATAAACACGACTTAAGCCATCGCCAAATTTGTTAACAGACCTTTCAATGCTCTCAAATACAGGCGCAATAGTATCTAATAAACTTTGGAAGACTGATGAAATTTTAGGAGCGCTTGTCACAACGACTTTTTCAAAACCTTTAAACAAACTTCCTGCTAATTTACTACCAACTTCAACAATGGTAGATGTCAAACTCAACAGAGTTGACACAATAGCGCTACCGATACGAACCGCACCAGTTGAGGTAATGACGTCGTAGAAAGCACTAGAAAAGTCCTGAGCTATGTTTCCTACTGCCTCGGAAAGGTTACCAACATTATCAAACAAAGCGACTAGCGCCCTGATAATGCGTTCTTTTTGCCTTCCAAGGCCATTTGCAATACTTTCGGCAAGGAAAACACCGATACCTAGCCCGATAGTGGTTATTGAGCCTGTCACTTGCCCTAAAGCATAAGCAATTTTCTCAGCCATTCGGTTAAAGGCATTCACAACCCTTGGGTCAGTGGCGATTTCTCCCATTGTCTTAGCTATTTGGTCTAAGGCAGTCTTAATGCGTTTTATACCTTCTGGTCTAAATGCTGCATCAAAACCTTTCTTGAAGAGGTCAAACAACCCTTTGAGCTTATCTCCAAGACCATCAAAAATGCTCTTGAATTTGTTGTCCATGTCGGTCAACTCGACTTCTGGCAAGATGTCTTTGAAAGGTCCGCCACCGCCTCCCTTTCCTTTACCACCTTTGCCACCGCCTCCAGAACCGCCTGCGTCGTCATCTTTTGGTTTTTGCAAGATGTTAATCTCATCAAATCCCAAAAGACCTAGCAACTCTTTAGCAGCTTTCTTAGCGTTTTTGGCTGAGTCTCCAAGATTGTCAGCAAGTCCTCCTGCTGAATCTCCAGCGTCGTCTACTGCGTCAGCAAGGTCTCCTGCTCCGCCTGCAGCATCCTTCATGGCGTTACCCATGTCTCCAACTGCTCCACCAACACCATCTTTCACTGTTGCTTTCTTGTTGAACATCAAAGCAATAAACTCAGCGAGTTTAGCAGTAACGTTCTTCAAAACCATAGCAAAAGAGTTCAAGACAGGCATAATGGCATTGATAATCGGTAACATAGAGTTACCAAGGTTCAATGCTGCGTTCTTCATTAGCGACTTAAACAGGCTGATACGACCATTTACAGAATTAGACAAGGTATCTCCATACTTGGCTGTAGCTTGCTCCAGGATAGCCATAAGACGGATTTGTTGCTGGGTTTGAAAGTCGAGTTGGTCCCAACTTTGACCATTTGAGAAACGTTTAAAAGCTTCAGTGGACTTAATCATAGCCACATTGACGTTGATTCCTAGATCCTCAATCGCTTCGGTGTTCCCTAGTAGACCTGAGCGAATCCGCTCCATAACGTCTGTAATCGTGCGCCCTGAACCTTCAGCAACAACTGCCGATGTCTGCAACATCTTAGCGGTATAGGCGCCTAGCTTGTTGGTATCTTTGATAAACCCAGAAAATAAGTTTGAGTAGACCGCACCGTAGTTAGTAGCCTCACCCACACCCATATTCATAGCGTTGGCGTTATCGTTAACCCATTTTAAGAAAGATTGCGAACTCTCGCCCATCTGTCGCTTGATTTGGTTCATAGACGCTGATACTTCAAGAGCCGTCTGCGTTGAATACATCCCAACATCAAGTAATTTCTTACCAAGGATTGCAAAACCAGCGAACTTAGCCAGCTTACCAAACGCACTACCGATTGAGTTCGACTGTTCACGAACTTTGGCAGTGGCATTTTTCACTCGGTCAGATGTTCCTTTGACCTGATTCTCGACTTCTTTCATCTTCTTCCTGAAAGGCGCTATCTCAGCGTCAATCATGACCTTCAATTCATCAAGAGTTGCCATTCACTTCCTCCTTTCTTTTGCGATTGTGTCTCTCTGCAAAATCACGCATCCGTTCCTTATGCAACAAAAGCGCTTGTCTCTGTCGTTCCTGTTCTACTGCTTGCTGTTCTTCTACAAACAACTCAGGCGCATATTCCCAGAACTCAAAAACCTTGGCATCCTTGGACAATAACAAAGAAACGTGGTTGGATATCATCTGCGAAAGTCTGTATGAGTCAATAATCTTCTCTTTACGCTCTTGGATTTTGACACGGTTGTAGCTTTCTATCATTTCCCTGATTTCAAGCACCGTCAAATCCCAAAAATCAAGAGGCTTACCTCCGATGTCCAAAAACATTGGGTAAAGTCTCTCAATAATCTGCGTTACCGTTAAGATTACTGGACTACTGTCATTTTCTTCTTGGAAGTTTTCTTGTCCTTGCTTCCTCGTGGAGTAAAACCCGATACTTCAAAGAGTGGCATTAACACCTCTGTCATGAATGTTGTTTGGTCTCCACCATTGTCCACGTATTCATCGTATAAATCATAGACATCCTCAAGAGAATACCCATGTTCATACTGCTGCAAGGCGCCGTGAACTAACAACAACATAACTTTCAAAGGTGGCAAAGTGAACTCTTCGCCTGCTTCAGGCATGAAAATCTTCAGCAAGTTCATGCCGATTTTTTCTTCCACAGTTGCAGCTTGATGAGATGTCAAACGTAGCTTCAACTCTTTTTCGTCAGTAACTTTCCAAGTTGTGTATTTTAACGCCATTTAATTAACCTCCAACACCGTCTGTAAATTCCAACTCTGACTGCAAGGCAATCTTAAGTGTGAACTCGATAACGGCATTGACACCGCCACCGCCTAACTTAACAGATACTTGACCTTCAAATTTAACCTTAGTCCCGTCTGGATATGTTTGCTCAAAGTAGAGTTTTTTCTTGTCATCCGCTGCCTTACGCAATACACGATAAGGAGCAGTTGCGCTTGAATTATTATAAGAGAACTTGTACTCAAGTTCTCCTACGTCCCCAATACCAAACTCGTACTTCTTAACTTTATCTTCAAGAGTAGTATTTTCTACTTTTTCGAGTTCAATACCAAACTCTGGCACTTCTTTCAATCCAACAAGTTTAGTATAAGTTTCTTTAGATTCGCCATAAGATAGCGTAATTCCATTTGCTAACATGTTTAATTCTCCATTCTAAATTGAAAAACAAGCTCTGAGTCTAAGTCAACGACACCTTCAAAACGCATGACCTTATGTCTCAAATGAGACGGGTCTGGCACGTCTTGGCAGTCGGTTCTTCGCAAACCTAAAGACTCAAAAATCTGATTGATTTTAACAGCTAACTCACTAGTGCTGGTATCATCAAAGATATCCACCTTATAGCGGATAGATGATTTTTGTTCCTGGTCATCAAACCAATCACCCGGCTTGTTTTGTTCTTCTAAAAAAATAACGACTGGGAAAGTCTCCCAATCGCTAGGATAAGTATCAGTCACATTATCTGCGACCTTTTGCAATTCTTTATAAATAACAGGCTTGATATTAATCATTTTATTTGTTCTCTTATCTTTCTACGGACATAATTCGAAATATTCTTAGACACACGCTCTTGATTGTCTCTCAAAGCTGGATAAAGATAAGGCTGGGCAGGTTGACCATACATCTTGTAGAACTCCCCAATTTTTTGAAAATGGTAAGGTCCTACATTGATTTGGTCTTCATGCACATACCACGGACTAGACTTATAAGTGACGCTGACCTCTGGAGAGATACCCGAATGGCTAGCTTGTCCTATTGGCCCTGTCCCAAACTCAACGTAAGGAGCGTATTTAAGATTGGTGTAAACCTCGCCTATAGCCTTATCTCCGTCCATTTTTGCCCTAGTTTTGATACTAGTTATAAGCTCTCCATCTCTCGCTGGTGCGAGTCTTCTTGCATCTGCTTGGACAACCTTTATAGTAGCATTGTGTACCGCACGTAAGACGATATCCTCGCCAGTTTTTTTACTAGCCAATCGTCTACATTTAGCTATGAGCCTATCTGCCCCTAGTAGCCCTGACACGCTCTAACTCCAAAACTTGATGATGTGTGTAGACCTTTTTAGAAATAACCCTGTGAGTCACTTCTGTCTGGCTATCGATACACACACCATCTTTCACTTTGATTGTAGCTGACTTGTTGGCATTTGCGTTCAAAATATCATTGACACGCTCGCCATACAATTCAGACTGTAGTTTGCTACTAGCTGGCCACAACTCAAGACGGATTGTCTCAGCTTCCTTGACATATCCTTCTTTTGCGACACCTTCCTCAGTGACAGTCTTTTCAAACCGTCGCATTGGATAAGGTTTCAGTCTACTCTGCTTCAAAAACATGGCCTGCCACCCTTGCTAGCCTGTGCATGCGTATTCGCTGTAGAAGACCCGTAGACAGGCCATTTTCTCCGTAGACTACTGCTATACCACCTTCGGTCCTTGAATGCTCTCCTTCCGCTCCTGAGCGGTTGTGGAGTTCGATAGCAACCTCAGGTATTAAGAGACTTAAAGCAGGTGTCAAAGATGTTCGATTAGTCTCTGACAAGATAAGATTTGTAGCTCTTGTTTGGAGCAACATGAGAAGCTGAGTATCTTCTTCGCCTGTTAATTTCTTCAGCAACTCTATAGACATATCAATCCTCTTCTAAGAACTCAGGTTCAGGGAGGATTTTCTCAAGAACATCTGAGATAGCAACGCCGTTGCTGGCAATATTGTCAGCCAGCTCAACATAGCGCTCCTCAGTAATCTCAAGTTCCCCTCCTGCCAGTCGTTTCACATTTGATTCCCAATCATAGAAATCTTGTTTGATTTTAAATTTCACTTTTTAGTTCCTCCAAAACTTCTACAATTTCGGCTTTTGTCAACTTATAAGCGCCTGCTACACCTGCTTCTTTCGCTAGATCCTTCAACTCTTCTAGAGTTTTATTCTCTAAATCAGAATACTGGTTAACCTGCTCTTCTTGAATATAATGACGTCGTAGCAATAAACTCATATCGTCACCTCTTACGCGCCACCGAATTTTACAACTCGTGTAGGGTCGTAAAGGTAAACGCCGTAGTGTTCATCACCTGTGATTACGGTAGTCTTCTTCAAGATATCGCGGTCTGTTTCGATAGCCACATCACGTTTAAGCAAGATAACAAAAGCTCCATATTTGTTAGCGTCGTCTGTCTGAGTTTGACTTGGTGACACTTTAACAAGGAAGCCTTTACCTTCATCAACTTTTTTAGAGCGCACGATTTGCACACCATCAACTTCACCGAAGGTTCCAGAAACAACCATATTTGCTCCAAGCTCTGAACCTTTAATCCATTCTTTTGCTACTGCAGTTTTTAGCTTAGTAGCATCTTTAGGGTTGATGATAGCAACATACTGTGCATCTTCTTCGTCCTCAAAGATATCTAGAGCTTTATCGATTGCCTCAAGAGTTGTTGGAGTTTCTGTAATATGTTGTGTTGCAGTTTTAGCTACCGCTACCAAATCATTATCGATCTTGTTGGCAATAGCTAAACCAAGCTGGTAAGTCGCTTGACCTAGTGGGTCACCAAGACCTGACAAAAGAGACTCATCGGTAATTTCATAACCTTTACCTGCTTTTTTGATGGTCATAGTAGTCTTTTTAGTAGTCAATTGGTCTGGCGTAATTGCTTGGCCTTCTTCAATTTCAGTAGCGTCTCCTGCATACTCCCATGCTGGCACTGTTAAAGTGCTACCTGGTTGACCTTCAAGCTTTGTCTCTACATACGCTAGCGGTGTAAATTTAATCAATTTAGGTAATTTAGCGGCTACCATATCCGCCATTACTTCTGGATTAACCATAGTGGCTAATTTAGTTTGTCCTGCTGTCATTTTCTATTATCCTTTCAATTTCTTATAAAGCTCTGGGTTCTTTTGATAGAGCTCATTTCGACTCTGATAACCCATACGAGCAAATTCTTCTTTTGTGATACCGTCACTATCGACTGGCGCTTGTTTCATTGGAGCTCCGCCTTTTAGTTTTTCTTGAACGCCTTTTTGCACGGCTTGCTCCCATGATTTCTGCAATACAGCGACAGACTGCGATACCGTCTCTGCGCTTGTCAAATCAACTACATTTACTAACTCAACAGGTAAGTCACGTTCACTTAGCATTGCTTTAGCTTCTGCGGTCAATTCCTTGCGAGCAATAGCCTTCTCACGGTCAGCTAGTTCTTGCTCACGCTGATCCAACTGATATTTCTGTTTCTCGTCAGCGTTCATCTTGGCAAGTTTCTTGGCTTCGTTTTCCTTGGCTTCTTGCTCAGCTTCCCATTTAGAGCGCTCGGCAGATAGCATCTTACCGATTTCAGCACGAGTGAAAGTTCGTTCGTGCTTTTCTTCCTGCACTGAATCAACATTTCCTTGAGTGTCGACAGTCTCAGTTGATTCAGTAGATACAGTTGCATTGATTTCTTCTGACATAATTGTCCTCCAGCGATTACGTCGCCACTCGATAATCTCGCTTTACGTCCGGCGACGGAACAGTACAGCTTTTAATGTCATCGGCACAGTTTGGACAATATAAAAACCGTACGGGATTCCATACGGTTAGAGCATAAGAAAACCGCCTCGATTTCGATGCGGTTAATTTTTATAGTTTAATTTCTTCAATTTTTGCACGTTGTTCTAGAATTCTTAAATAATTCCACATGGTTGAACGCTGACCTTTTAACAAATCAATCGGACATTTAGATTCAAACTCTAGTTGCCCTTTTTCGTATTTCCCAATCATCATATCTAACTTCTGGAATCGTTCTTTCAATTCGTAGTATTCTTTTTTAAATCTTTCTTTCCATTCTTCCATTTTTCTGTTCCTTTCTTTACACCTTTAATTATTCCGCTGATTACGGCCATAATAATAAATATTAACAACAAAAATACCAACCACCCAAAGGCGATTGATACCCAATCCCATATAAACATGTTTTCACTCCTTTTAATGTCACAATCAATCAACTTCATACGATAATGAATGAATGTCGGTTAATATTTTAGGTAGTAACTCAATCGCGCTGAACGTATCCGCCCCATAAATATTTAACTCTAATTTCACTGTCGCTGAGTCATTTTCGCCTGTTCCTGAAAATTCTACGTTAGTTATCCCAATTCTTGCTGTGTCCATTTTCAATCCTTTCTGAGTACAAAAAAAGCACTAAACGATTGTTTAGTGCACAGATAGGCAGGACTGTCGGGGCTCCTGCATTTCTCGACCCACTATAAGTGGCGCGTTGGTGACAGATTCTCAACCTCTATCTTTACCAAGAGTATAGCATTATTTTCCCTTTTTGTAAAGCGTCGACATATTTTTTTCATTCTTTTTAACTTGACGAATCCCCACCTTGTTAAAGTGAATGACTAGCATTTCATCTCGTGGCACCATCACCGCTTCCATAATGACCTTATCTTTGTTAGGTATTTTTACATATGAAATAATTGATTTTTCAACCCTCTCTGAATTATCTAGAATCAAATAAGGTTTTTGAACCGCCTCTTTTATTAACATAAATTCATCTAAGGAATACTGTTGTCCATGTCTCACTAATGAAGTAGCTAAACTACTAACATCTATATAAGCAGAACTTACTCCTATCAATTTTGCTATATCGCTCGAAAAATTACCTAATTCATATTCAGATTCTAGCAAGTCTACAAGTTGTTCTTTCGATAATCCACCCCTCCCAATTTCATCCCATGCGTTACTAACATCAGAAAACAATTTTGGGGTATTATATCTTGAAACGGTTTTGTCACTTTTCTTATAATCTTGTATTTCATTTTTTACATCTTTCGCAACATACTTGCTATACCACTCTTTATAAGTCATATCGGCAGGCACGTACTCAACTTTACCTGTCTCTGGATTCCTTGCTCTGCGCTTCAACTTGCTGTAGTCTGCGTCCTCATCGTATCCGACAGTAGTAGACCTACACCAAGGGTGCATAGGCGGACAATTGACACCAGGGACAGCCTTATCCCTATCATAGACCTGATTGTCATGCTCCTGACAAATGCGTGATGTACGCTTGTCTAAGACGGCCACAAAGATATACTTCTCTATATCCGCTTCCTCATAGTTGAGTAGCTCCATTTGGTTATGAAAAAAGGCTGATTCTGTCCGAACCAAACGCCTTGCATCGTTCTGCCCCACATTGAACCGCTCAGCAATTGCTTGTGCAGTTTCTCGTGTATCTCGGCCTGTCATAAGGCTTATGAGTAATTCATCTTTTATGCTTGATGTAAGCTTCCCTGTATTCTTCCAGATGTTTGTTGAGTACGTACTTCCATCTCCTACCCAACTAAAAGACTGTAGATGTTTAATCTCGCTCTCAGGAAGCCCAGAAAAGCCGTATGCTAGTCCTGTCTGCTGCTGCAGGTCAAAGGTAGCCTTGTAGTAACTATCCTTCATCAAGTCGCTATAAAAGGCGTCTGAGCCTGTCTTTTCTGAATGATAGATAGATTCACGCATACGGTCTAAATCATCACTCAAACGTTCTAGACGCTTCATACGGAAAGAATAAGCCGGACTATCTAAGTCAGCCAGTAGTCTTTGGATATTTGGATCATTCGGTCTCGCTTCAAGTACTTTACGAAGTTCATTCAGATTTTTCTTGTCTTTCATGTTCTTCAAGACTTGTCTAGCTTCTACCTGACTTAGACCATAATCACGTTGGAACTTATCAAAAATCTTATTGACTTCCTTATCCAAGTAAGTCTTGGCTTCCTGATAGACCTTATCGAACTGATCTGCCTGCTTTTCGGCCTTGTCCATCTGCTGGTAAATCAGATTGGCTTTCCTCTTCGCCCAATACTCCTGATTCTTCATCCTCTACCTCGTCTTCGGGTTTCGTGTTGTCTTGGTTAAACATCGGCATGTCTTCCATGTTCTTCTTTTTCTCTTCTTCCAAGGCTTCTAGCTCAGCATCAGGGTCTTCCACAAACGGCAAGAGAGAAATAAGCTGTCTATTCGTCACTTTACCTTCAAGGTTGTTCACGATCTGAGAGATTTCTAACAAGTTCTTAGGCAAACCACGACTGAATTGTGGAACGATTGAATGAGACTCTAAAGCAATCTGCTTCATGCCTAAGTAATGAGCAAAAATCGCAATACGCTGACGCAATCCTCGCTTATAGTTCGCTTCCTTGGTCTTAGTAATCATTTCAAGGCCCATCAGCTTAAATTCCATGGCTACACCTGATGTATTCCCTGCGAAATTCTCATCAGTCAAATTAGGCACATGGCTAAATGTGTAGATGTCCTCTTTAAGAGCTGTACGCAAGATTTCAGTAGCACTTTCGTCCAGCGTATTCTTCAAGAACTCAGCCCTTGCACTATCGCCCGGCAATTCCAAAAGACCTTCTTCAGAAAGAATCTTCATTGCTACCTTAGCGTCTTCTGGAGTGTCTGCTAACTGCGTGCCATACAAGACAAGTATAGACTCTACAGCCTGTTCCTTATCATTGACACGATTCCCCATCAAGGAATTATAAGCGTCTATCAAGCTAATTTGTTGCTCATAGTCACCAATTGCAAAGTGATTGTTGCGATATTCGATAATTGGGATTTGACCAAGGTTGTGAGGTATTGCCTCCTCGCTCTGAGTTGTTCCTGAATCTGTACTTCTCAGCACCATGTGATAGTGCAGATTTTCGGTAAAGACCTCAGCCTGGTGCTTGGTAGTGTCTTTCGTATCGTCTTTTACTTCATAGTAATAGACCGCAAACAAAGGCTTCCGCTCAATACTATCATCGTAGACCATGAAAGTATTCTCCGGATCAATACTAGTTGAATCCAACTCAGCCATACCCTCTTTAGCATAGATGTACTCGTAAGCACGACCATAGATAGCCATGTTCAAAGCATTCTGAGCATCTACTTGGTCAATCTCAGCACCATCAAAGGCTGTAAGTAGTTCATCGATATCACCGTCAGCAGTATTGTTATACTTGATAGGATTGCCCATAAAATAGCCCGTAGCCGTGTCTGCGATATCCTTGGCATGATTGGCTACCGTCTTGTAATTAGGTGCGTTCACGTTGCGTCTCGTGTGTTCTAAGATAGCATGCTCACCCAAATAGTAGCTTTTAAGCTTCTTCAAATGCGAGCCTTCAGTGCTATGTATCGTTATCAATTTGTAAATCAGGTCTTTCTTCAAAGAACCCTCATCATATCCATCCCGTGGATAGGTTAAATATTGGTACATGTCTTTCCTCTCTATAGACCATAATCAGAACGTCTGCGGACGGTTGCTTTCCCACCTTCGATACATTGAAGGCTGTAACGCAAAGCGTCCATCAAGTGGTTGTTTTTATCCTCTGGTTTATTCAACCAGTTGCCTTCTTTATCTCGCTGGTAGCAGTAACTATAAAATTCATCCATGATGTTTTTACAATCTGGATGCACATAAATAGTGTATCCTTGCAATTTTGATACGCCTGCCATAATACTATCCTTACCTTTCCGACTCTCTTTTATTCTAGATATGCCATGTTCTGACCTGAGCTCTTCAATCAGCCGTGACTCTGCGCTATCAGCAATGATTTGTGAGCGATGATAACCTTTGTCTTTTATCATCTTCGCAACTTCTTTGGTTATCAATCCGACTTTATACGCCTCATCAAAGACATAAATCTCTTTCGTCGTGTCATTTATCAACGAACAACACAAAGCGGTTGGATCGTGAGTAAAACCAAAGTCAAGACCGATACATAACTTATTAGCTGAATCTCGTAGCAATTCATCCCTATCGAAATCCTTGACGGTCACGTTCTCATAGATTAAACCTTCAGCAACTCCCCATTCACCATCACAAACGATTCTCGCACGCCTTGGATTTGTGTGATACAAGTCCTCATAGCGCTTAATATCGACTTCATCAAGCCACTCATTGCATTTGTAAGTGGTTGTAGTAGCGAATGTATCAGCTCGGCTAGTCTCTTCATCGAAGAATACACGCTTGAGCCAATGCCTCTCATTCCACGGGTTAAATGTGACTGTGATTTGTTTAAAGAAATCAGGTACATCTAAGCTACCACGGATAGACTCAACAACCGTGCTGAACTTGTCTTCAGTCTCAATTTGATATGCTTCCTCGAACCATGCCCAACAAAGACTGCCGACATCGACCGTGATAGATGTGATTTTGAGTTCATCATCCAAACCACGGAATAGGATTTTTTGACCAGTCGCTTTTATGGTTATTTCAGGCAAAGACTCATTGAATTTAAACAAATGAGTCACCCCCAACACATTACACGCCCATTTAAAATCCGTATAAGTTGATTGCTTATTTGTATTCGAATACCTACGAATAACAAGCAAGTTGGCCCAGGAATATTTCAAAAGACGGACAACATAGTTTAAAGCGGTTGTCTTGGACTTCTTCGAACCACGGGACCCTTTGACTACACGATAAAGACTTCTTGAGCGCCAGAACTGTCCGTACCCAGTTCCTACTGTCTTAGGTAAGTCAACGACAATATCGTTTTGCTTAATCTGGTATGTCTGACTCATTTGCAAACACCACCGTTCCAGAAACATCCGCCTCTACCTTATCCGTCCAAAGCCTATGCCGTTTACCAAGAAGTTCAGCCGCCTTGATTCTATCTTTAGCTCCTACATCTATATCCGTAATCGTCTGCCCTAGTTCTCCAATGCTTATCAAGGTCTGTTCTTGCGTCTCTCCTCGCATGACTGAAGTTAGATAACCTAAGACCTCTTGCTGATCTGCAATTTTCTCAGAATCAAGTTGTTTCAGTCGTTCATCTATATAGCTTTTAATCTTAGGATTCTTTAGTAACTTATGTCCTTCAACGCCTGCCACTCTATCACTAGAAACACGATAACCTGCTTTCTTATAGGCTTCCGTCGCATTACCTGAGATGATGTACTCATCTGCAAATCTCTTTTGTTTTATTCTCAATCCACTCAATTTTCCATCACCACCCTTCGAATAATCAAAAAAAGCCACACGATGTGCGACCTTCTTGCAAGGCGACTACAACCTTGCGTGCGTATTAAATTTTGACTTCTTTTTTATTTTTTGTAGTCTTTAAAACCTCTGAGGGAATCAAACCCTCTAGCTTATAACTTATCCGGAATATAATTAGCTACGCAATCATGCGAGGTCCAGTCGCTTCCGCAACCATTTTTAAGTTAATGAGTGATATATGAATGCTAAGCCTACTGCCTACCCCATTCTAGGACACAAACACTCAAAGGAGAGGGGAGGATTTGAACCTCCAAGGCCATTACAGCCCCCTGACATTACAGGTAACCATCTACCAATTCTGAGACCTCTCTTTTCAATTCTTGATACTACCATTCTAACAGATTTTTAGAACCGTGCTGTTCCAAAAAGTCCCATAAGCTCACTATGAGGTTAGATAACTTCTTCCAAAGCTAAGACCGCCTCATTTTTTAACCTGTAGTAGGTTGTACGACTCATATTCAAATCATAACAAACGCTATCAGCGGTGCCTTTGTTGATGTAAGTCATTCTTAATACTGCCCTGTACTTTGGATTTTTAAGCCTATTGATCATTCTACCTAATTCAAGTTTTCTGTTAATGACCTCTTTAGTATCCTGCTCTATAGCCTCTTTCATCACTACCAACTGAGTATAGACATCATCAACTTTTCTAGTCTGTCCACCTTGGACTTTAACCTCGGACCATTTAGGGCTTGAGAGCAAACCTGCCTCAAGCTCGTTAATTTCGTCTATACGGCTTTGGATGTCCATGTCCAGATCCTGCAACTCTTTCAAGAGCTCTTTAGCCTTGTTCACTCTCTGTCTCCTTTGTGATATAATAGTCTTTGCGAGAACTATTAGCTGAGGCAGAGAGTGTCTTGGCTTTTTTTAATGCTTAAATTCGTTGACCAGGTCCCGGATAAAGAACTTCCAATCAGATTCTCTAAACGTCAAGAAACGATCTGTAGTAAAATTTCTAAGTCTTTTATAGAAAAGCATCTTTAGTTGGATTGACTCACCAACACTCAGTAAAATACCGGGGAAGCGATGTACTGAATGCACTCTATTTCCGTATCCAGAAATATCTAAATGTATTAACGTTTCTGGATATATGCGCCCCATACTAGCTTCAACTCCGAACTCAACCTTAACTTCTTCTACAATTGGAACTTCGTCAAAAATTGGTCGTGCAGAAAATATTGGCGACGGCGTTTCTTGTTTTTTTCTTCTTCCTGAATATGGATATTTACAAGGTCTCATTTGCGTCCTCCAAACTCCTTATTTTCATAGATGTTGCCGATGATTTCATTTTCTTCAATTTCAGTCCATAAACATACTGCGTCACTGCCCGTATCAATTACCCAAGAACCCTCAAGCTGCTTAACAATCCCTATAAATTCCTTGTCATACTCATAGAAACCGCCAATTTCGTCAGCTCTACCCAAAAATCTAGTAGTTCGTACAATATCGCCTTCAAAGATTTCCTTGCCGTTCTTGTCTTTGAGTCCTGTTGATTGCATGAGTTCGATTTCGTCAAAATCATAACAATAGATATCTCTATCGTCTGGTAAACCATTCTCAAAATAAACTTGTTGTGTCACTATTTCTTTGTTTTCGTAGTCAATAGCAAGAATGTCATCTGAAAAAAACATACGTTTTTCTGTTTTTATCCACGCTCTATATCTTGGTGTCATGTTAAATCCTCCTAAGCATTAACAACTGGAAAATGAATATCACCAATCACTAAAGAGCATACGCTGTAATAATAGCCGTTATGCTCTGCTTCACAATTGGCAATAGCTACAGGGTTCTGATTATGGAAGATAGTTACTTTGTTTTTATAACCAGTTCCCCAATGGTCGGGGATTTCTTCCAGTTCTCCAATTTCAATATTAGTAATCACAGCGTCAAGTGATACATCTTGGAACTCCCCACCTGCTGAGGCACAGCAATCACTTTCAGACATTTCAATAGTGACCTTTGTGCCGTCTTCAAGCAGCAAAAAGTCCTTATCCCATTTCACAATACGCTTAAAGAGCAACAATTCTTTAAGCTCTTCCAACGACCCGTACCTTGCATTTTTCCAATCAGGCTCATAATAGTCTGGTAGTTTAATAGTTTCTGTCATAGTAACACCTCATCCCCAACTTTCACTTTATCGTACACGTCCTTCGTAACCACGAACACCCCGTAGTCACGAATGGTAAGCGTATATAGCTTGCCATGCCGTCCTTTCTCGACGACTTTACCGAATATCTCAGCGCCTGCGTTATCAGCTTTATAGACGACAATCGGACGCTTTTCTTCTAACTTTTTAATGTAGATACTCTGCCAGATATTCAATCCAGCAGATAGCAGAATCCAGATAGCTATGAATCGTTTCATATTACCACCTCATATATAAATATTTCGTATCAATATCTTGTTCTAAAATACACTCTTTCAGTGACTTTAAAACCTCCAATGCAACGCTAACTGTTCCCCATCTATTTTCAGGTTCATACTGCACATACTTTTCAGGGTACCGTTCTAGTTCAGAGATACCGCGTTGAATGTTATCTAAAACATCAGCGATGTTGTACGTAGTGTCTTGATCAAAATCCCAGTTCATAGCAACTCTAAACATTCTTCCAAGATTGTAGGTCGGAGAACTATATTTAGGTTCAGCGATACAAATATAATCTCCACTCTCTATTTTTACTAATATTTCCAAATCATAACTCATCTACCTGATTCCTCCGCATTATACTGCAACCATACTAAGCATTCATATAGATCCCTTGCTTGCCTTTTGATGTTGCTTAATGATAGACTGCTCAATTTATCATCATTTTGTAAGACTTCTATCTTGAAATTTGAAATAGCAGCAGTCAATTCTTTTTCTTTTTTAAATTTTCACTACATGACATCACTCCACCCCCTCAATCTCAATTCCTTCACAATCAAACACCCAGCCGAAGTTTGCGTCTTCTAGTTCTTTTTGAGTACCTTTATAATTCCTAGCTGTTATATCTTGACTAAAATAAAGAGTACTCCCTGATTGCGATTTGACCAAAGGCTGCCTATTTTTTAAAGTCACCAAATACCGCTTCTCTTCCTCGACCTCGTAGCCATCAAGCCATGCTCTAGCTACTAAATCAAATGGTCTTTCTTGCATAAACCATTTTCTAACTTCATCGTTCGTGAAATCAAATTCGAATAATTCTACCACGTCTTTACAAGCTTTTCTAGCTTCCTCAATCCATTCAGCCACAAACCGCGGAACTTTGACTTTTTCTGGTTCGTCTAGTTGTTTGATTGTATCTATGATTCTGTCTACATCAATACAATTGATAAATCTACTTTTACTTTCTTTTAAAACGTTACAATAATCAATCAATTCCTGCTTATTCATCTTCGCTTCCTCCATAAATCAAATAAACTGCAATAACTACCTGAGCCATGCTTGGCGAATAGCCAACCCAATCATCAAACTCCTTAGATTTTGGCAACCAATCCTTAGTAGCTCCCAAATCATAGTCTGTAGGCTTTTCATCAGCAAAGATGCATTCCATCGCTCCCATAAACGTCATACCATCTTCTGCCATTTCCCAAAAATAGTCCGCCCGGTCTTTCACCACTTGTGGTAAATCTTGCTGGGGAGGTTGCGGCTTCCCGTCTTCTACCGTCCAGTTGTATACTGCATTAACTTTTTGCTTTAACTCTTCCATCATCTTCCAACTCCTCCGCTTTCCGTCTTAATTCTCATTATCTTCCTCCTCAATTTTAATAACGGCCCTACCGTTTGGGTGTCGTCTTTGGTGTGATGTGTAAGTGTAATACTTTAACATCCTTTCAGTAATTCCTGTCTCGCTACTGATCTGCGCTAATGTTCCAAGCGTAACAAACACATCACCTTGATATAATGCGTAGTCAGCCATCTGCTCCTCATTTCTTCAAATACTCAGGGATTTCATGACCTCAATCTCAACCTCTATCCGTGGATTTAGACTGTAGAACTTGCCTACATCATGCAGAGCTATCTGACCGTCGTCTTGGAATACGATCCCTGACATACTGTCATATAGGGCTTTTTCGTAGTTGTCAATGTCAGGCTTTTTGCCTACTGGGATGATTTCATCTAAGAGGGCCTGCTGGTTCTTCTTGACCTTGGAAATGTACTGAGGAGGTTTGATATAAAATCTAAGCCGTGCCCTCAAAGCTCCCTCAAGGATAGGCTGACCCATGTACTGATTAGCAATGAGCAGCTGGCAATGATTGCGCCATGTTTTCATATCCTTGTCTTCGTAAGTTGTGGTAAAACTCCCACGTCTTGCAAACCTTGGCCGTGATTGAGGTTTAGGCTCAATGTTTAGGGTCAATTTCATTCAAGAGCCCCCTTAAATCCTGCCATCTCAAAGAGATTTTCTCTGTTTTCGTTTACGAACTCAAAGAATTTTTTAACCTCTTGTAGCGTCTTGATGTTGCTCTTGACTCGTGTTAATGAGGTGAAAAATACATCATTTTTGGGAATTGCCTTAACTTTGCACTTGTAGACCGGTTCAAAAAGGTCACCATTGTCATCTAGTGTAGGAGCCGTGTCTTTGTTATCAAAGCTAATGCTCATATCATAGTTTAGAGTCGTAACGACCTCTATTTTTTGTTTCTCAATGATGATAGCAATACGTTCTGTCGCATTGATTTTACTTGCCATGTTCTTTCTCCTGTTAAAAAAGTGTCGTTTGCAAAGGGTACACATCTTCAAACGGTACTCCAAGTCTTAGACAGTCTCGTTTGATGTCCAGTGTAGAGATGACGTACTTGACGCCGTTGTTTTTCTTGTCATAGTGTGGAAAAGTGTACCCGTCATTTTCAATTTTGGTTTTAATGTCCGTTTTGGTTTCAGGTTTCCAATCCACCCAATCCGTCCACTCCATTCTTGTCCTCCTCAAACTTTACAAACGTTAGCCAGTGTGTGGTGCCTCTTTGCTGACCAAATAAGGGCTTGAATGGTATCACCTCTAGTAATTTCTTTACATTTATCTGACGGTCAGACCATTTAAAGACTAGTGTGCCGCCAACTTTTAGAACTCTCAGACATTCTTCAAAACCCTTGGCCAAATCTTCCGACCAGGTAACTTTGTCCAGCTGTCCATACTGAGCTTTCATTATCGAATTAGGTCCAGCCCATTTTAGATGTGGTGGATCAAACACAACTAGATTAAATGTGTTGTCTTCAAAAGGCATGTCACGAAAATCACCGATAATATCAGGGTCTACATTGACCTTTTTGTCATGTATCTCAAATGTTTCTTGCCTAATGTCCATAAAAATTGTGTGACTTTCGTTTTTATCAAACCAAAACATACGACTGCCACAGCAAGCGTCAAGAATTTTAATTTTTGACATATATACCTCCTAAAACGGCAAACCGTCATTTGGGAGGTCAAAGGGGTTAGGATCGGTAAAAGGTGAGCTATTCCCATTTTGGAAACTGTTGCCTTGTCCGTGCTGACTGTTGCGACTCTCTAGCAGAGCTACACTCTCAGCGATTACTTCAGTCACATATCGACGCTGACCGTCTTTCTCGTAAGACCTAACTTGTAAGCGCCCTGTGAGGCCAATAAGTGAGCCCTTGCTGCAATACTGAGCAATGATGTCAGCTGTACCTCTCCAAGCTTGAAAATTGATAAAATCAGCCTCACGCTCTCCATTTTCGTTTTTGAAATTGCGATTGACTGCAAGCGTGCCCTGTAAACTAGATACATTATTAGGCGTTTTTCGTAGATCAGGAGGCGCTACAAGCCTCCCAACCAGTGTGACGTTATTGATCATCTGATTTGTCCCCCTCTAGTGCTACGCTCTCCCAAGAGATACCCTAAAAACATCCATAGGATAGCCATCCCAATCTCTTTGATAAAATCATTCATTATTTCTCTCCTTTGCATTCATAACATACATTTTGACCTACATCTTTTCCCTTGATTATTGATAAGCTACCACATTTCTCACAGCTGATTATGAAACCTAAACCATTTGAATTAATACTGCTTATATTGTTCTCTGAGGGAACTTTGTAAATAATCAATGCGGATGTATGCCAATATTCAGCACTGACTCCACTGTCAGCGACAGCAGACACATTTGATTGAAATTTGATGTCAATCAACTTAATGCCTGGATTTTCGGCAAGCCAGCTATTTATTTGGTCGTCAATCACCTCATGATGTGGATAATCACATGAAAAAAATACGGTTTTAATCATATTCCCCTCCTGGATTGTGCCACCAGATCATCAGGTCTTCCTGATTATCTCTGATGTACTGCTCAAATTTTTCAAAGTGGACGATAGCATGTTTTAAGCGTTGCATACCCTCTCCAGATTTTGAGCAAAAGCTGAAAACTTTAAAGACAGGCTCAATCATGTCAATAATTTCTACGACTTGGCCATTGAGGTTCCAGACGCTATCCTCTCCCACCTTAAAATCTAGGATAAACTCATCCCCTAGGTTGTGGATAACCTGCAATTTCTTGCCGTCCGAGTAGATGGCTACGCTGTCAGATATTTTTCTGATGTCCATGGTTACCTCCCCATTGACTCTGGAGAAATATCCAAGATTTTTCTATCTCCAATTTCCTTTTTTCGCCATACAGAGTCGCTAATAGGTCCTCTATTTTTCCTATTAACTCATCAGGCACCCCATATTCAGCCAATTCTTCTGAAATTTTTTCAATTTCTGTCATACTTACCACCCACATTGTTCATTTAGTTCAGCCTGAGTTAATGGCTCGATACGTTGATAACCGCTGACTTGATAGTTCTTTTTAAAATCAAATCCGAGTTGACTTAGACCAGCCTTGAAACGGTCTTTTTCGGCTGTGTCTACAAAATACACCTCTAAAGTCATTTTTTGGGCATATCGTTTTAGGTCATTTTCAGCCCCTCTAAGAGCGTTAGGCTCATTTTGGAGGATTTGTCCACCGTCCAAGATTTTGCCCGTTTCTGGGTCAAAATTTGGGGTTTCCGTTGATTTTGGAGCCTGTCTGAGTTCTTCCTTTTCAAACTCATAATCAGCTTTGATTTGTTGAAAGACTTCAGCAAGAGTCAAGTCTTTCAGCTGTCTAATGTAAGGTGAGTCAGTCATGCCGTACTCAGCACATAACCCTGAAATAGCTGACTTGGCTTTTTCAAATTCTTGTTGTTTCTGAAATTCAAATGTGACCATGTCATCAAGTGACTTCATAGTGGCTTTTTTAAGCGTCACGCCATCTGCCATAAAATCGCTAGCTTTGACATACTCAAGGGCCTTTTCATCAAAGAGACGAGGATCCAGCATGTACTCAGCCGATTTGTTGGCTAGGTAACTCTTAACCGTATCTATTTTTAGTTGTCTTTGATGTTCTTCGATTTCCTTGATACCTTTGTCAAATTCACTAACTACGGTTGCAAATGGGTCAATAATTGACTTAGCATAACTATCCCATGTGTTAGCTGTCTCTGATAGTAAGTTTTTAGTGTCAATACGGATACGATTTTTAGACTCAATTAACTTGTTAAATTCAGCCCGCTTTGCCTTGTCGTCTTTGAGAGTTCCAGCTGTAGGAATATAGTCCTTGTACTTCTCAGTAGCCTCTATGAGGTCTTTTTCAAAAGACTCTCTAGTAAGTTCATCCGTTGTGATCATCTCATAGATTTTATTGATTTTCTTATCATCAATAACCTGTAATTCTTGCATGTTGTCCTCCTAATATTCAAGTTCACCGTCTAGCAATTCGCCCTGGATTGTTTCCTCAGTTTGAGCAGGTTCGGGATCTGCATGATTTGCCTCTTGCTCTTTGTTGAATTGCTCAATTTCAGCCATCTTGCGTGCTACGACATCCTCACGGCTCTCTTGAGGTGTGACGTCTTTGATACGGTCAAATGTCTCTCCACCGTCGTCCTCTGTGTACATGTTCCCCAAGTCCTCAGGGAAAGCCTCTCTAAGAGCATTTACTAGAGCCACTTTCCTGATCATGGTAGCTGGCATGGTGTTCCATGTACTTTGTTTCTTGTCATATTCCTCACGACTGACAACAATTTCCACAGGTACCTTGAAATTTTTGCGGTGCACTCTAGCCCATCCGCCTATCAGTGTATCTTCTGGGAGCATGATTGCCCCTTTGCGTTCGTGCATAACACCCTCACTGTCTACTACCACTACTCCAGCCTCAAAGCCTTCATAGTCTTTACATTGGGCGGCACGTTTCAAGAAAGCCTCTTTAGAGACAATCAAGCTAAACTCTTTACCCCCATTACGGTTTGTGTAAGCTACAATGTAGACCTCGTTAGCAAATGGGTTAAGATTGCGACCTTTACACAAGGCTAGCGCCTGACCTACTTGTTTTTCAGTCAGTAGGTTTTGTGGGTCAAAATACTTTTTGATGTCTGCCCCGGTCAATAAACTTGGGTCAGTAGTGATGTTACGTTTTGTCTGTGTTGCTAATTGATTATTAGTCATTTTCTCTCCTTTTTCTTTTAGTAATTAAACATTGTCCCACAGTATCCAGCTTCTTCTAATGCTAATTGGTTCAAATAGTGTGACATATCGCTAATACTCATTTTTCTAACCATTTTCTCGGTTAGATAATCGCCATCAATTTCTTCTCTCATTGCCTCTCTAAGTTCTTGTTTCCATTTTTTGTAATATAATCGTTTTTTCATTTCTTTCTACCTTTCGTCTTCTTCAAATTCCAATTTTCACGCTCTAAATGCTCTCTATTCATAGGCTAACAATCTCCTACATAGATCCATTGACCAGCGCTGAAAATCCAATCAGCTGGGTCACGTTCTTCTCGTTCTTCAGGCGGTTGCATTATGTCTCTGTCGTAATCAAACATGAGCATACACCTTTCCTAGTTCCAGAACTCGCTTCACATATCTAGCCTTGGATGTTAGCCCAAGATCCAGCAATTCGTTTTTTTCTTCATGATTAGCCAAAAGCCATACACGGTTTTCAAGTTCAATTCTAGTCATCTTCCTGCTCCACATCTTCAATTTTCACTTCGCTATTTAGACGTTTCATGGCTTCATCTACCGACTTGCCGCCCAGGACGTCCTTGAGCATGTGGCTTACATCATAAAACGATTTAGCTATGGTTCTTCCTTTTTCGCTATCAGGAACCAAACCGAGGTCTTGCATAAGTAGGAATGCTACGCTTGCGTCGTGCATTTCTTTCTGAAGCTGTTTGATTTTTTTGATTGTTTTTAGTGCTTTAAACATATTGTTCTCCTTGTTCTTTTTCTTTGTAGATTGCCAATTGTTGCTTCAAGTCATAGTTTTCTTGCTCGAAAGCAAAGCGACGCTTGCGCTCCTCAAATAGGTCGTTCATAAGTTCGACTGCTACCTCTCTCCAGTCAAGGTTGACTGATTTAAGAACTCCTTCGAGTCTGAGTTTTAATTTAGTAAGTAGTTTCATTAAGCTACATCCTCCTCGTTGTCGAGCATTTCATTTACAATTCCGTTCCAAATGTCATAAAAACGATGATTTTCTGGGATGATAATTGGTTCATCTGGTTCTAATTTTCGGCCGTAAACATATACTGTGACTTTCATTTTATCTTCCTACTTTTTTAATTATCTTCATCTTGTTTAGGCAAACTAGGAATTGTTAACGACCCTTTTCTGTTGATAAAGTATTGAATTAAAGAAGGATGATCGTCACTCCATCTTCCGTTGTATAGCTCTAAAAAAGTTAATAGCAATTTTTTCTTTGCAAATCCTTCGATATCTTCTGATGTCAAATCTGATTTCTTCAATTGTGTCAACATTCTGTTTTCATCAAAAACTGATGTTGTATACAAAGTCCATAAAACAGATTGTAAAAATGGTTTGTTAGGCAGTTTTGTTTCGTTTAAAACGCGTTCGTAGAACTTACAAAATTCTCTTAACTGTTTTTCGTTTGAAAATACATAATCGCCTTTTTTTAATTTTTTGACTACGTGTGCTGCCGTACCATCACGTCTTCCTGAACCAGCTACGATTACCATCTTGTCACTAAGCAATTCGTTCTCGTCTAAAAATTTAGCTAATTTAACAAATTCAGGATCTCCCTCTAAAGCGAACGAATACACATAATCTTGTAATGCCCAGTTGACAGCTGATGTATTCATCGAAATTACTGTCTTGAAATTAGCGGTCGGATCAATTATGTAGCGCACTGGTTTTCTATGTTTTCTCAAGTAATAAAGACGATGTTGCCCGTCGATAACTTCCATTTTTTCATTTACCAAAATCGGCTGACGTTGTCCCTCAGAAAGTAGCTCCTCTTCCAATTTAGGATTTTCAGTTATTTTTCTATTACTAATTTTGCGAAACATATCATATTCAGTAGTTGTTAAAATTTCATTTGTATTTAAGTTCATATTCATGTTATAATCCTCTTGTAAAGTTTTTTAGTATGCGCCTGATTGCCGTCAGGTGCTTTTTGTTGTCTTCTAGACTGTCTTACTTTCCATTGCCCTGAGTTCTATCTCATGGCTGACTTGTTTCAATAGCTTCTCACACGCTATTTTAGCTTCTCTGTACGTTGTAGATTCGCTGATGAAGTAGTCAGCAAGTTCTATGATTTTATCTTCCAATATTGCCTCCAAAAATCAGCCTCAAGACCGATGTAATATCCTCCTAAATTGCTATAATAATCTCGACTAGGACCTCTCACCGTTTTAGTCAAAATTCCAATAGAAAGGAGGAGTTTTTATGAAATCCTTTAAAGATTTTCGAGAATCTTTAACAGCTGAAGATATGCAAGCTATCTCTGCTAAAGCTAATGAAGCTACTAAACAGATTGACCATACAGACGGATTGCAACTGGGGAAGGTCAGTGGTTTGACTTCTGTAATAACTACTATTGAGTTACTTGAGAAGTATCATGAATGGCTTCATAGCTAAGACGCTTAAATTCTTCTGAGTCTATCTGAAAATTGATAGGCTTTTTTTGTAAACACTCAAGAAAACTAGTGTTTCTTAAAAGTTTTTCAACTAACTCAGGGTCGGCCTTTACAAAGGTGGACTCTTTTTTCCCACTATACGGATATTTTCTTGGTCTCATTTTTTCTCCTTTCCTATTTTTCAAAGTCCTAAAATTGAAATTTCTCTCTTTTATTTTTTAGAGAAGTATTAGTTTGTTGTAAGTTAGTAGTTATTACTAAGTTAGTGCCGTTAGGCTTAGATTATTGTATAGTTAGTACTTGTTGTATAGTTAGTACTTATTAGAGGGCAATTTTACACATGGCAATTTTACACATGGCAATTTTACACATGGCAATTTTACACATGGCAATATTTTCCAACTGTATTTTTAAACTCCGTTATCTGTGGATAACTCTTTCTCAAGATTAGTTTTTAGATACTCAAAGTAATCATCTGAAATAGGCATATCTGAAAAAAATCTATATACCGTTACGCCTTTACCTCTGCCTAACCCTAAGCGATATACTCTGAGATAGCCTGCTTTCTCTAAAAGCTTAAAGTGCTCATCTACGGTGCGCCTGCTTATTCCTAGACGTCGTGCAATCTCGTCAGGATACACAACCCAATCAGACTTATTCATCAAGATTACTGTAAGGATACCTATCGTTGTTGCCTTTAAACGTTTGTCTTGAGCATAAGCATTATTCAAAGATGTGTAATTCCCATGAGTATTCCTGATTATATACTGCATACCTCATATTTAATCCCCTTTCTATAACTCTCGCTCGTTCATTCACACCTCTCCTAGATTATGATTTAATTCGTATTTTTTGCCTAAAAAAATAAAATCCTTTTCAACATTGTATAGTCGAGCAAGTTTATCTAAAAGATCCATTGGAATTTTTGAACTATCATGCTCATACTTCAACAGTGTTTGTTGATGAATGTTAAGTTTATCGGCAACTTCTTTTGCAGATAAGTTATAATTTGTTCTTATTGCTCTCAATGTCATTTTCGGCACGTTCCTACCTCCTTATTTTTCTATTTGTTCCTCGCAATTCTGCTATAATAAAGCTAGAAAGGAGGTGATGTTATGACTGATTATCAATTAGAAGCTTCTCTAATTGTCCTTGGCAAAGAATTTGATAGAACCAAGAAAAACGGAAAAGAAAGTTTTAGTGTTCATGTTTCTTTTTTTGATGGTTTAGATGCTAATCAGCATCTTCAAGAGTTTGCACGACAATATCCCGTAAAGATTGACCGTTCGAACTCTGACCAAATAACTTTTCTAATAAAGTAATATCGTTTAGAGGGAAGGGATTGGTTTCAACTCTATCGTTAAACGTTAAAACAACTTCACACTTCTCCAGATAATGATTGGTAAATTCCACTCGCTCAACTCCGTCGAGAAACATTCCATCGACGAATACAGCAGGGTGGTTTTTTCTTGCCGTCAACAATACATCATTCTCTGATGTATTTACTGATATAGTTCTGTTAGACGCCATTTGTTTGACCCTTTCTTTAGATAGACCGTCCTAGTCTTTTAGAAATGATTTCTACATCTGAGTCGTCCAGTTTCAACTGGTCGGCTTTTTCATTTAAACGAGCTTCGACAACTTGGTTAATTTCAATCCATTCTCGTTTTGTAAACTGGCTTCTGAATTTTAGAAATTCGTTTAGTTTTTCTTTCATACCCTCGTCCTACTTTCCATTGCCCTGAGTTCAATCTCGTGGCTGACTTGTTTCAATAGCTTCTCACACGCTATTTTAGCTTCTCTGTACGTTGTAGATTCGCTGATGAAGTAGTCAGCAAGTTCGATAATTTTATCTTCCAATTCTAACTACCTTTCAAATGTGGTATAATCAAAATAAAAATGATTGGAGAAAAAAGCTATGAAAACCACTATCGTTTCATTCTCTGGCGCGAGTCGCCAGACAGTAAAATTTGAATATCCTGAATATTGCCCACATTGCGGAAAGAATATCTCGCCTGAAATGATATACGTTTCAGACAGTGAGGACAGTTACTCTAGTGGAGATGCTCGCTTTGTTGTTACTTTTCGTTGCTCACGCTCAACTTGTAAAAAATACTTTGCTGTTGAGTATATTTTCACATCTACATCTAAACCTTGTATAATTGCTGAATACAGCTACCGCCCTCCAATCAAGGTAAAACTCCCTGAAAACATAGAAAAAGTTTCTCCCGTTTTTGTTGAAATCTATTCTCAAGCAACAATTGCAGAAAGAGAGGCATTAGACCAAATAGCAGGTGTCGGCTATCGCAAAGCAGCCGAATTCCTGATAAAGGACTACGCAATTTCCAAAAATCCATCTGATGAAGGAAAAATCAAATCAATTATGCTTGGGCAAGTAATTTCTACATACTTAAACGATTTTCCAAAAATTCAAGTCTTGGCAAAATCTGTTGCCTGGATAGGCAATGATGAGACTCATTATGTCCGCAGACACGATGGTAAAGATATCGATGATTTAAAGAAGTTCATTCTTTCGGCGACTCAATTTATTGCTGCTGATTACGATGCAGATGAAGCGTTGATTTTTACATCTTCTTCTGATTGAGAAATCTTAGAGTCAATCTCATCCACTTTCTCAGCAATATATGTCACAGTCCTCAATATCTCGTTGAGGGCTGTTCTTTCTAGTTCGTTCATCTTCCCACCTCCTTGTCTTTTTTATTTTGCTCTTGGAGCAACAACCTGCCAAGGATTCGAACCTTGGTGATACCAATCAGGCTACATTTAATTTATCAAGCATTCCTGCAAATGCTGCATCAAAACGAATGTCATCGATTTCCTCTTGAGTGAAACCAGAATCGAGAAGGTAACGCTCTTGGCGTTCAATCTCCTCTGCTAACTCTGTCCATCCAAAAGCGAATTGACGGCAGTTAGTACAGAATGCTTCAAGCTGGCTGTAAAGGAAGTTTTCCTCGTAAGTGCCTTGGATTAAAGTTTCCTTAGCTACTGCTTTAAAGATGTTGATTGCTTTCTCGTTTAATGTGTTCATGGTGTTTCCCTCCGGTTTGTTTTTGTTATTTCCTTAAGCTTGATTATATTATACTACGATTTAAATCGTATGTCAATGATTTTTCGAATTTTTTCGTAATTTTTTCGAATTTTTTATTTACAAAATCGAAAATAAACGGTATTATATAGTAAAGAAGATAGGAGGTAAAAATATGGCAAGAGGACGAGGGAAATTAACTCCTCAAGATAAAGAGGATATGAAAGTCTTTTCTGCAAATCTTAACTCAATTTTATCTGATAGAAATTGTAAACAAGCTGAGCTGTCTCGAGCAACAGGAATACCGCCTAGTACATTGACAGGGTATGTAAAAGGAACTTCTTTGCCAATCCCTGGTAATGTTCAAAAAATTGCAGATTTTTTTGGAGTTCCTAAATCTGTATTAGATCCTAGATTTATAACTAATAATTTCATGGTCAATGACTCTTCTTCTAATACTCCCCAAATTCAAACCATCTACGACGAACTAGAACCACCTAGACAGGGCAAAGTCCTGAATTATGCAAAGAGGCAACTGAAAGAGCAAAAAAACGAAGAAGAAACGAAGATAAACGAAGTATCAGAAGCTATTCGGCTCTACAGTTACGACTACTACGACCACCCAGCTTCCGCAGGTACAGGCCAGTATTTGAATGATGTACGAGTGGAACGGATTGAGTTACCAGTAGATGTTGATGCTGACTTTGTCATCCCCATCAAAGGTGACTCCATGGAGCCTGACTACCACGATGGTGACCTGGTATTCATTCAGACAAGTGTAGATTTGAATGACGGAGTTATCGGAGTATTCAACTACAACGGCGATGCTTATATCAAGCAGCTTGTTATTGATGAAGACCAGGCTTACCTACATAGCCTAAACCCTGAATATAAAGATATGCCAATTACACCAGACACCGACTTCCGAATTATCGGCGAAGTCGTGGATTTGTATAGGGAGAAATAACATGAGTAACGAAAGTAGACCGATGGAAGTGATTAAACACAACCTAGATTGCAAATGCCACAGACGAAGAGAGTGGATTAGAGTAAATGATAAATGGCATGCTATCGAGTTTTCGGTAGACGATCCAAACGAACCTCCTATGACAGAGGAAGAGAAAGCCAACGTGGCCTTAATTCTTCAACAACACTTATCGAAAGAATAAAACCAACTGTTTCCAAAATGGAAATAATTGCAAACAAAAAAAGCCTCACGCTCTCAAAGTTTGGCGACTCCGAGCGTGAGGCTAGTGGCAAGAAAAACTTTTCAAAAGATATTACCTTTTGAGACGTTTTCTTGTACCTATTTTATCAAAAAAGGGGTACAAATTCAATGAAAACAACGAATAAAGTCGCAATCTACGTCAGGGTGTCCACTACTTCGCAGGTGGAAGAGGGTTACTCTATCGATGAGCAGAAAGACAAGCTTGAAGCCTACTGTAAAATCAAAGACTGGAAAATCTACGATGTCTACGTTGATGGTGGTTTCTCAGGTGCTAACACTCAAAGACCTGAATTGGAGCGTTTAATCTCAGACGTGAAGCGCAAGAAAGTCGATATAGTGCTAGTCTACAAGCTAGACCGCCTCAGTCGTAGCCAGAAAGATACTCTGTTTCTGATTGAAGATGTGTTTGCTAAAAACGATGTGGCATTTATCAGCTTGCAAGAAAACTTTGACACTTCTACGCCTTTCGGCAAGGCTTCAATCGGTATGCTATCAGTATTCGCTCAGCTGGAGCGTGAGCAGATTAAAGAGCGTATGATGTTAGGAAAAGAAGGACGGGCAAAGAATGGAAAATCCATGTCATGGACGACAATAGCATTCGGCTATGATTACTCAAAAGAAACTGGCGTCTTATCAGTGAATCCGACCCAAGCGCTCATTGTCAACCGTATTTTCACGGAATACTTGAACGGTAAGCCAGTAGTCAAGATCATCAGAGACTTAAATGCTGAAGGTCACGTTGGAAGAAAAAGACCTTGGGGCGAAACAATCACGAAATACTTGCTGAAAAATGAAACCTATTTGGGAAAAGTAAAGTACAAAGATAAGGTATACGAGGGGCAGCATGAACCAATTATCACTCAAGAATTGTTTGACTTAGTCCAGCTTGAAGTCGAAAGAAGGCAGATTTCAGCCTATGAAAAATATAACAATCCAAGGCCGTTCAGGGCAAAGTATATGCTTTCTGGATTAATGAAATGCGGATATTGTGGTGCTTCACTTGGTCTGAGATATACAAGAAAAGACAAGAATGGAATCTCTCATCATAAATACCAATGCAGGAACCGACACAGCAAAGATTTAGAAAAAAGATGCGAATCAGGGTGGTACTCTAAAGAGGAACTTGAAAGGGGTGTAATCAAGGAACTTGAAAGAATTAAATTTGATCCAAAATATAAAAATGAGACACTCGCTAAGAAAGAAGAGACTATCAAGGTCGAGGAGATAAAGAAACAACTCGAACGGATAAATAATCAAGTCTCAAAATTAACAGAATTGTACTTGGACGAAATCATCACTCGGAAAGAGTTGGACGAGAAAAATGATAAAATCAAAACAGAAAGGCAATTCCTGGAAGAACAGCTCGAAAATCAAAAATCGAATGTTCTGAGCATCCGAAAGAGAAAGCTAACACGGCTACTAAAGGACTTCGATGTTGAAAAATTAAGCTACGAAGATGCTTCAAAAATTGTCAAAAATATCATAAAAGAAATTATTGTTACAAAAGACGGCATGTCGATAACGCTAGATTTTTAAAGGGTCTAGCGTATTTCTGTATTTTAGTCAAAGTAATTATGATAACTTTATTATACAT